TGTTCTCCTTATGATCCAATAGCAGAGTAATAACCGGCGGCTGCAACTTTGTACTCATCGCCTAAGTTTTCCACCACCTCGAGCTCGCAGCCGGCGAAGAAAGCCACGGCAGCAGATGCCGCATCAAAATCCTCGGCTTTGATCTTGGCGCGAATAGGCTTTCGCCAATCTTTGCGGTTCTTTACTTTGCCAAACGCCTCCGCTAATTCCTCGCGCGTGTAGCTAAAAAAAACGGCGTCCGGTTTTTGTGCCGCGGTTTCGGATTTGGGCGGGTCAACTAATACTAAAGGCATGATGTTCTCCTTACCAGTTTGCAAGTTTTCTAAATGCGGTCTCGTATGCTTTGTAATTTTTGAATGGGCCGTGCTCTAAGCAGTAATCCAAAAATTCGTCAGCCATAAAGTGCCCCTGTGCTTTCTCATTCCCTGATTTGGGAAGGTCTTTGTAATCCTCATCAGCGTAATGCTGCCGCAGCACCATCTTCACCGAATCCCATATGAATTCCCCCGCTTCGTTCTCTATTAGTGAAAGCCCCCCCACTCGGCCATATCCGTCATATGAGCCCGCCACTTTGGTGCCATTTGGCAATAGTGCTACCACCTCATTTAATAGGTCGTATCCCCTGCCTTCGTGAACGATAGGAAGGTTGGTCTTGGCGCAGCATTTGGAAGTAAAACCCATGATTAATCCCCTCTAATTTGAAATGTGTGAACGTGAAAATTTCTTAGCCCTAATTCGGCGGCCAATTTGTATGCCAGCTCTTTGGTTTTAAAAACCGCAATGACATCTACCTCTTCTTGTAAAACGTAAACAGTCATGTCAAGCCCCCGCTTTCGCACGATAAATTGAGAGTGCCTCCGCAAACGGCAGCAGATTTAAGATCTTGAAATAATCCAGGTTTTTGAGGTGGTGCTCAGGGCGCATCAATGCTTTGTTTAAAGTATCTTTAGGAAGGCTTTTAGTTTCTTTAAGTTCGCCTCCGCTAGACAAAAACAGAATCCTGCGGCTCATCGCGCGCTTTAGATCTTGCGCTAGTAAGTGCTGCACCAGCAGTTCGCCAATTACTATGTCGGCGTCCTGTTTAAAGGTTATGGTTTCGCCTCCGCTATCGTATTCGGTGGGTGGTAGTGTCTCGGCGTGGCGCGCGAGCGCCGCCACTAGAGTGTTGGGGTGGTACCGATTACAGCCCCCTTGGCCGTCATTCGATGCGGTGCCGGCGCGCTTGCCATCTATGTAAACGGTGGCCTCAAAGCATTCCGTTTCATGGCTGGCAAAATTAGAGTGTTTAATGTTCTTTAAAGTAATTTGCATGTTTTCTTCCGTAGGTTTACTTAATTAGAATGTCAAAATAAGCGAAGGCTAGAATTGAAAGGGCCGCACCTAATAGCAGGGCCGTCAACAAGTCCCAAACAAAGTGTTTATTTTTCATCTTTGTATTCATCCATCAGGGTTTGGTGAGCTTCATCCAATAGCAGAAAGTCTGCCCTATCGTCTAGGATCTCTTCTATCTCGTCTTCGTCTAGGTCGCGCTGTATAAGCCTAAATTTAAATTGGCGCTCGTTCACTTTTGTTTCTCCTGTAGTGGGCAAAATTACCCCATAAGCCCCACAAGTGAGGCTTATAGAATGCTTTGCTCTAAATAGTGCAACATCCGCAGCAAGGGGCATCCTCGCAGCGGCCGGCCTTGTTTCTGTAGAATTCTTCCCCCCCTAGGTTAAATACATCAGAGATATATCTATCCGAAAAACCAGGTTTTTTAAGGATAGATTGTCGCGTGTGGGTGTTGAAAATAATCGTATCCCCTGCGCGGATTGGGTTGCCGGTGCGCGCGCAGCGGCCGGAATACTTTGCGGTGATTGTTTTGATCATGCTTCCACCCCTATAGATATCACGCGGCGGGCGTGGCCGCGGGCGTGGTCTTTGATGACGATATCGCGCGCGGTTTTGCTGGTGCCAGCGCATAACAGACAGTCGGCGCATTGTGCGCGCCGGCCGGCTTCGGCCGATGCTGGGCAAATTGTCTCGGCCTTTTGTTTGTCGTTGGCCATGGTCACGCGAAAAACGCGAAGGCCCATCAGGTTTGCTAATGCTGCATCGTCTAAGCTGTCCGCGCTCGCCATTATTAGGCTCTTCCAACGGTCTACATTGAAGCTGCGGCGCTTCCATTGGTGCGAATATCCGGTGTGGCCGGCGGTGTACTGGGTCAGGGTTTCCCAAAGCTTCACCGGTGCGGCGGCGGGGTCTCCATAGGTGCCAAGCCTGAGCTTTAAACCTGCGATCAATGCGGCCGCTTCGTCCGGCGTTGCGTGGGCATAACTGCCGCGCTTGTAGGCTTTAAAAACCCCAAGCGGGGCGCGTCCTAAATTGACATAGCAGGGCGCGCGGCCGGTTTTTGCTGCCAGTTTAGGGCGGTGCTCGCATTGGCCGCAAATTGCAGAGTCTTTGCCAAGCTTGGCGGCGCTTACTGGGTCAATATCTGCGCGCAGGATATACGACTGGACTAAATGGCCGGTTTTGCTGTTGGCGCTGCCCTTGATGGCCGTCAGGATAACCACCACCGGCGCGCCGTCTATGCGGCTTGGCCCTTCGTAAACGATCAGGCCCTTCATTTCAAGCTCCTTAAAGCGGAATCGTGAAATTCAACAATTTCAAACCCTAAATTTTTAATGTGCTGCAAAGTGGCAAGCGTCAGGGTTTTGGTGCCAGCTATGGCCGCAAAAGCTTCGGCCGCTTGGCATGCGGGATATATGACTTGATTTCCGTAAACGGTGCGTGAATAAATGTGAATTTTCATGATTTCAAAATATTTGATAAACAAACACGCCATCGGATGGCTCGCCCACAATTTGCGTATAGTGCTCTAAATATTGGCGGACGGTTTCGCAGCCTTCGTCATCGTTTGCGGGCATTTCGATAGAGTAATCGTCCGCTATGTCTTCCCAAGCTGATTCGTTGTAGTCGCAGCAAATTGAGATAACGTCTAGTTCGTATTCTTGGCCGGTGGCGTTCTCCATTTCTTCAAAGGCGGCGAATAAAATTCTCAGGCCTTCGCGAGAAAATTGCTTACCGCGCCCAGCGGCTTGAAATGCTTCAATAAATTGTGATTCATTAATAGTGATTTTCATGGTTTACCTTTCGTAAAAACCTGGTTTTTTAAACAGTTTAGCGGCCGGATATCCGGATGGTGGGCTTCGGCGCGCCGGTGGTGGTGTGTGCTTTTATAAGCTGCGGTGAGGGGTTCAAGCGGTCAGCGACTGCGCGCCAATCGGTAACGGTGCGCGGCACGTTTGTTATGGTGGCGCGGTGAGTGGTGCCATCAATGGCTTTATGGCCGCTTGCGATGAGCATGGCTTTAAATGATTCTTCAGCGCATTTCAAATCCGCAATTTGCGCGCGAATTTGTGCCAGCTGGTCAACAATATTGATTAGCTCATCGGGGGTGAATAGTTCGTTCATTTTGGGGCTTTCGTGAGTTGTTTTAGGACGGCGGTTTTCAGGCCGTAGGTGTCGGCCATGGTTTCAAGTCCTAACACGCATTCGGCGCGCAAAGCGGCCATTTTGGGGTCATTGCCATCGATTCGCATAAAGTGGCGCGCGAGGTTCGCCCATGCGGTGATAGTGTGAAGGCTTTTTGGTAAGGTTTTCATTTGATTGGGCTATATGGTGCGGTTGCTGTTTGGGTGGCGCGCCGGACGTGCCAGCGCCAAAGGTTTATTTTTCCGGTGGTCATTTGATGGCCGCAAAAATTTCGGCTTCATATCGGCCGGAGTCATAAGACGCAAGAATGTCTTTTGCGATAGCCAGTTCAGAATCACCCATCGTAAAAAAATTCACTTGGCCGGCTATGTGGCGCGAGCGGTCAATGAAGCGCGCGCGGCCTTCGATGAATGATTCATCAGAGCTTACGTGCATGAGTTGTATCTCGAGCACTTGGGGCTCATCGTAGGTGCGGCCGGTGGCGTAGGTAATGGTCTTCATTTTTTCCCTTTCAAACGATGAAATCAGGGTGATTAGTCACGCCGAAAATTGGCGCATATTCCATCAGCGCAGCGCGGGCGCGCGCAGTACGGGCCGCGCGGATAAGGGCAGATAAACCGCGCGCAACGGCTCCTGTCATTCCAAGCTTGTGCATGATGGCTAAATTGCCGATTTCACGAAGTTGATACTTGTTCATTTACTGGGCTCCTTTGTTTGATTTCAAAATCCGGCGAAATGGTCGCAGCTTAAGGCGCGATTAGCTTGGTCTTCGGCTTGAAGCTCTTCCATCACTTCATGGTGAAGGCGCAGGGCTTCGACTTGTTCGGGCGTCAAATATTCCGTTTCCAGCATGTCCAGCGCGTGGAAATAGTCGGTGCTCTCAAACACGGTTTCATTGTCATTGTTCAGAATGCGGCAGGTGCCGTTTTCGTCCTCATGCAGCCTAAATTCCACCGTGTCGATGATTGCTTCTAAATCTGTCATTGTGTCTATCCTTTGTAGTTACGTTTGCAAAATTGCAAGACTGTATTATCGGTTGAAACCCGACAAATTGTGTGAATAGCAAGCATTTTTTTAAGAATAAAAACCCTAATGGTTTTTTGTACAGTACTGCCAGCGCGCCCAGTTGATCATTCCGGTTTTGTTCTGTATGCTTGAAGGCCGGTAAACATAGCGAAGCGAGGCAGCAAAAATGGCATTAACACGTCAGCAAGTAAAGGAGGCATTGAACACGGTGCCAATGGATCAGGTCTTGATGGTGCCTAATGAGTTAACACATAAACAAAGGGAATTCGCTCGTTTAGTTGCATCAGGGAATACAGGGGCCGAAGCATACAGGCGCACCTATAACACGAAGACCAATAAGAAGGCTCAGGGAGATCAAGCCAGCCGGTTAAAAAAGAGCCCAAGAATATCCGCGGAGATCGAAGCGTACAGGCTCGCAAATGAAGCGGCGAAATATCGTACACCCCAACAATTGAGAGAGCTAGTAATCCATTCTCTTGTTCAGGTCGTGATTGACCCTGATGCTAAACACGCGCAGCGCGTACAGGCTGCCAAGGTGCTCGGCACCGTTTCCGAGGTGTCCGCCTTCGGCCCCGAGCGGCGCGAGATAACGCATATCCGAAGCGCGGCCGATGCTAAGTCCGCAATCATGGCCAAGCTTCGAGAGCTTATGAATAGCCAAGCGGTGGACGTGACTGCGCGCGATGCGGACGCGCTCGAGCACGAGCTTGCGCGCGAGATGGCCGCACCCGTTGACGATTCCGCGGTCGACCTGGACGAGACCCCCACCCCCCAAAACGCCAATTGGAGTCCCTCCTATACCATGCATAGTATTCCCAACACTCAATCACAACTAGATTCGGTACCCCCGAATAATTCCCCAGAGGATGCTGAATCTGCGGATACAGAGAACACCCCCCATGGTGATTTGGAGAAAAAATAGGGGGGGGTATGTATAAAAATGGAAACGGATACCCAGGGTAAACCCTATGTCACTGGAAACGGTTTCCAGTGAGCTAGGGTAAACCCTAATATGAAATGGTCAAAAAGGTTGGAATGTGGAGAAAAAAGAAGTTTTTACCCGTAAATTAGTCATTAATCGGCCGATGTCTGCGAAGTCTAGGAAGACTAAGGATGAGTGTGTGGAGGTGATTGTGAGTCCTGTGCAGAAGGAAGTGTTTTTGATAGTGGATGAGTGGTGGAAGCGTTACGGGCACAGTCCGACGTTGAGGCAGATTGCGTATATACGTGGGAAGACTGGGATTGGGAATACGAAGGAGATTGTGGATAGGTTGGTGAAGATTGGGGTGTTGAAGAGGCTGGAGGGTCGGCGGTCTATACGGCCGGTTTATGTGAATTTTCGGAGTGTTGAATGATTGCGGATGCAGCTCTGGCTGAGTTGTTGGAGGGGATGGAGCCGGCTTTGTATGAAAAGCTCAAGGATGAGATTTTTGACTACCATGCGGCTGTGGAGAGGGAGAAGGCTCAGGGTAAGTTTATGGATTACGTGAAGATGATGTGGCCGGGGTTTGTTCACGGGCGGCATCACGCTTTAATGGCTAAGAAGTTTGAGGCGATAGCTGAGGGGAAGACGAAGAGGGTGATTATTAATATGCCGCCTAGGCATACGAAGTCGGAATTTGCTAGCTATTTGTTGCCGTCGTGGTTTTTGGGGCGTTTTCCGGAAAAGAAGGTGATCCAGTGCTCGAATACGGCAGAGCTGGCGGTGGGTTTTGGCCGTAAGGTGAGGAACTTGGTGGGTTCTGAGGCTTATGCGAAGGTGTTTCCGGATGTAAGTTTGAGGCAAGACTCGAAAGCGGCGGGTCGGTGGGCTACTAATAAGAGTGGTGAGTACTTTGCTATTGGTGTTGGGGGTACGGTTACGGGTAAGGGTGCGGATTTGTTGATCATTGATGACCCGCACAGTGAGCAGGAGGCTGCTGCGGCCGCGGGAAACTCTGAGGTTTACCAGAAAGTGTATGAATGGTACACGTCTGGCCCGAGACAGCGTCTGCAACCAGGTGGTTCTATTGTGATCGTGATGACTCGGTGGGCTGAGAATGACCTGACGGGTCGAGTTTTGGCGGATTCTTTAAAGAGGGAGAAGGGTGAAGAGTGGGATTTAATTGAACTGCCCGCGCTTTTACCGTCTGGCAAGCCTCTTTGGCCGGAATTCTGGTCTATTGAAGAACTGGAGGCGTTAAAGGAAGAGCTTCCCTCTAGCAAGTGGAATGCTCAGTACCAGCAGCACCCTACTGGAGAAGAGGGAGCTTTGGTAAAGCGTGAGTGGTGGAAGATTTGGGAAAGAGACAATCCACCGCCGTGCGAGTTTTTAATACAGAGCTGGGATACAGCCTTTACAAAGAACGAAAGAAGCGACTATTCGGCGTGTACGACGTGGGGCGTGTTTTATTTAGAGGAAGACCGCAACCAGGCGAACATTATTTTGCTCGATGCTATGCAGGAAAGAATGGAGTTTCCTGAATTGAAAGAGCGTGCGTACAGTATGTACCAAGAGTGGCAGCCAGATTCTTGTATTGTGGAGGCTAAAGCTGCTGGCGCGCCGTTGATTTTTGAATTGAGGCGGATGGGAATACCGGTGACGGACTACACGCCCAGTCGCGGCAATGACAAGTTCGTGCGTATAAATTCTGTGACTGATTTATTCAAGTCAGGTAAAGTATGGGCACCCGATAAACGCTGGGCAACTGACGTGATTGAACAGATGGCCGCGTTTCCGAACTCGACTCACGACGACTTGGTGGACTCGGCCACGCAAGCATTGATACGTTTTAGGCAGGGTGGTTTTTTGACGTTGGATTCGGATGAAAAAGATGAACCACAGCAATTTCGCAGGAAAGTGCCGTACTACTGATGCCGAACGGTAATTGGAAATTTATTTAAAGGTACATATGGAAAACATGGGTTACGATGTTTTTGGTGATATGCCTGATGTTGAATCTATGTTCAGGACATCGCGCGGTTCGACATATGCCCATATGCCTGATAGCACAACTATTCGCAATCGCAGCGGTGCGAATCATTCAGATACCACTACAGGATTGCAGGCCCCGTCTACAAAAACTTTGTACATGGATCCGAAAGCAGCCACCGCAGTTGGCTCATGGATTCAAGATGAATCGACCGCGACAAAACTTGTTCCAGAAATGAAAGATGGCAAATTTACTGGATATGCTTTGGTTCAAATGGCTGAAGATCATTACGTACCGCCATCTAAATTTGGCCCTGAAATCAAAAGAAAAGCTGGCGACGTTGTAACGCGGGTGCCGGTTGCATTAAAGCCCGCGGTAGGACTTCACCCCGTAGAGATTTATGGAAGTCCAGAAAGCCCGAAGGGAAGCAAGGCGCGCAATATCCACTTTGGCAATCAAATTACAGAAATTATTCCCAAGGGCGCAAGTCCGTCTCGGTCATTGCCAATACCAATTGGCGGCGGCGGTTTTCGTCCGGGGCAAGACACAATTCAACACAGTCTAAACCCGCTAAAGATGGCGGCGGGTGGATCTGTAAAGATGCCTAGCTCTTATAGCCAAGGCAGCTGGAAACTTATTTAGGGAATCAGCAACGATGATTAAGAACAAATGCTGGCTTTATGAATCTGAGTTGACTCAAGATTTTTGTGATTTTGTTATCAATAGCGTGGATTGGGACAAGCATGAAGATGGGCTTGTGGCAACTAAAAAAACCAAAGATCCAGAAAAGAGGGTGACGGATATAGTTTGGCAAAGCAGATATTCACCTATTGGCTGTGTTGCTCAGACTTACATCTCCGAAACCAACGTGAAGGCAGAGTGGAATTTTGTTTTAAGCTATTTGCAAGAGATGCAGCTAAGTAGATATCTGGCTGAGGACGGGGGCCACTATGACTGGCATATAGATGGGACAGAACCAGAAGAAGGTATGCAGCGCAAACTGTCTATCAGTATTTTGTTGAATGATCCTGCGGAGTTTGAAGGTGGCGATTTACAGATTAAAGGCGTGGAGAGTAAAAAAATTTTGACCAAGCGAGGGAGCATAGTGGTGTTTCCCTCGTTTTTGGAACATAGGGTAACCCCTGTCACTAGGGGTGTAAGGTATTCTGCGGTCACTTGGGCAATTGGCCCAGCATTTAGATAGGACACAACATGGCAATTGAAAAGTCACTTTATTCAGCACCACAAGGGATTGAGGAGCTGATGGCAAAAGATGCAGCAACCCCTCAGATAGAGATTGAGATCGAAGACCCTGAGTCAGTAGATATAAATATAGGGGGTCTAAGTATCCACATGGAGCCCGGTGAAGAATCGGATGAAGACTTCAGCGCCAATCTGGCTGAGTACATTAGTGAAGAGGCTCTACAGAATCTTGCTTCTGACTTGATCAGTGACTACGACGAAGATGTGGCCAGCCGAAAGGATTGGATGCAGACTTACGTTGACGGCTTGGAATTGCTGGGCATGAAACTTGAAGACCGCACCGAACCTTGGGAAGGCGCGTGTGGTGTATATCACCCAATGCTGTCTGAGGCTCTGGTGAAGTTTCAGTCTGAAACCATGATGGCCACATTTCCAGCCTCCGGCCCTGTAAAGACTCAGATCATTGGCAAAGAAACACCGGCCAAGAAAGAAGCTGCTCAGCGTGTCGCAGACGACATGAATTACCAGCTAACAGACGTGATGAAAGAGTACCGTCCCGAGCATGAGCGCATGTTGTGGGGCTTGGGTCTGGCGGGAAATGCGTTCAAGAAAGTGTATTTTGACCCGTCAATTGACAGGCAAGTATCGTACTTTGTCCCTGCGGAAGATATCGTAGTGCCGTATGGCGCGTCCAATTTGGACTCTTCTCCACGGGTGACTCACGTCATGCGCAAGACTGAAAACGAGTTGCGTAAGTTGCAAGTTGCTGGGTTCTATAGGGACGTTGATCTAGGCACTCCAGAGAACGTGCTTGATGAAGTCGAGAAGAAGATAGCGGAGAAGATGGGCTTTAGAGCCACTGCCGATGATCGTTTCAAAATTTTGGAAATGAACATAGACCTTGATCTCGAAGGCTATGAACACAAAGACGAAGATGGGAAAGAGACTGGGATTGCACTACCTTACATAGTGACTATAGAGAAAGGCTCTGGTAGTGTTTTGGCGATTCGCCGTAACTGGGAGCCTGATGACGAGACACACACTAAGCGTCAGCACTTTGTGCATTACGGCTATGTGCCCGGATTTGGTTTCTACTGTTTTGGTTTGATCCACCTGATTGGTGCATTTGCCAAGTCGGCCACAAGCACCATGCGTCAGCTTATTGATGCAGGTACGTTGAGCAACTTGCCTGGTGGTTTCAAGACTCGAGGTATGCGCGTCAAGGGAGACGATACGCCGATTGCTCCTGGCGAGTGGCGCGATGCGGACGTTGCCAGCGGTACGTTAAGAGACAACTTGTTACCACTGCCATATAAAGAGCCCTCACAAGTTCTTGCTATGTTGATGGAGAAAGTTGTCGAGGAAGGCCGTCGCTTTGCCAACACTGCGGATATG